CCGCGCCGCCAGAATAAGACCCATTCGCGACATGCGCGCATCCTTTATCGAATAATGTTGAGCGGAAAGCATCATCCGATGCGAAACGCCCTACATCATCCGATGCACGGGCTAGGCGCACATGTAACGCGCCTAGCCCTAGCGCGTCAATCAGTGATCGTAATTTCTCCGGTTGACTGCTTTGCTGCGGTTTCCGCTTGCTGCGCTGGATTCAGCTTGTCGAAATCCGAACGGCTAATGAAACGCCCGCCACCTCGCGCACCACCGCCGCCGCCGTTGCCAGATCCGCCACCGGGGTTTGCGCGAAGGATGGTTTCTTTCTGCGGGTGCATATCAACGAGCAATTCGAGTGCTTCGGACGTGTCGGCGTATTCGCCAACCTTTCTCTTGGACATCAACGGGTTGCCGTTGCGGTCGTATGCCTTGACGCCGCCGTCTTCTACCTTGAAATGATCGCGCATCGCGGCAACAAAAAAGTCGCGCGGCATAGCGACATTCGCCATGAAATCCGTGTTAAACACGTCATCGACAAGCTTGCGATTGTAGCGACTTTCAAGGTCGCTATATTTCTTGTCGCGCTCGCCAATTTGCGTGTCATATTCCGACTTGATCGTGTTACGAACCTTGTCCACCTCGCCCGCGTCAATGAGGGTCTTGGCGTCGATCTTGCTGACCGTTTCCAGCGCCTTGCGCGCCGCTTCCGCTTCCAACCCTTCGAACGGCTTTAGCGCCTTTTCCGCATTTTCAGCGCGCGTCCGCAAAGTTTTCGCTTCACCGTTCAATCGAGAAATGGTGTCGCCGCCCATTTCCGCCTCGCCGCCGTTGGCATCGATCCACACGGGATTGCCGTTGCGCATCTCGATCTTGCCGTCTGCATCCAGCTTCCAACCGGCGCGATTTTCAAACGCGGCAATCGAAACGGTGGACAAAAGAGCGAGGCGGGTTTTACCGATATTCATCATTCGTCATCCAACGATAACGCCGTTGTCATCCGATCAACGGCTAGGTTTGCAACAGGGACCGCTGTTGCGCCGGATCTTGTCAATTCGTAAACGGCAATGCGTCGGGCGTGTGAAAGCCGCCCTCAATCTCACCTATCAAAGCCTCATACGCCGTTGCATAATTTGCGCAAGCGTCAGCCGCGACCGGTCGATTTTGATCGCGCATTTTTTGCGCGTGCGCCTTTGCAGTTTCGATCTTGCGCGTGAGATACGACACAAAATGCGCTTCCGGGCTATCACCGGATGAAGCATTGACGCGGGTTTGCAGTGTATCACCACACAAATGGTTTTCCTGCAACGGATCACCACAAGGACACATTGCAACGCGCTGCTTAATGTCATTCATCAACCATTCTCCACGGGTGTTTCTTCCGGATCGGCGGGAGTTTCATTCAACAGTCGTTCGCGTTCAACTTCCGGATCAAATTCGTCACTAAGAATACCGCGACGTTGCAATTCATCCCAATAAGTTTCCTGCGAAAGATCCCTGTCCTTCCTTGCCGTACCGAGTGCGGCGACATCCGCTGAGTTGTCCGAACCGTCCGGAAATTCGGTGAAAACCTCAACTGTCGGTTCTTCCGCGCTGCCAAACCACATGCCGGTAATTTTTAACGCATTCTCCAATGCGTCTTTCAGACCAAGCGCCCACGCCTGGACGGCGCTACGAGCCTTACCGGCCGCAACAGCGGTTGTCACAACGGTAAGATTGCCAGATTGCGCAGTGAGCGGCTGGCGTCCCAATTCACGCAACTGTTGAATGGTTTCTTTAATGTCATCGGCAAGGAATTTGAGACTTTGGCTTGTTGGCTCAATATAAGACCAACTGCCCGAATTACCGTTACCGTCCGGTGGAGCGTAGAGAATACGATTCGGTCCAACACGCACTTCCTTAACGCTACCGTCCGGATTGGTCTGCGGCTTGACGCCATTTGCCGTCAGCATCGGATAAGCGGTAAGCGTCTTTGCCCACTTCAAACCGCTTTCATCTTGATAAAGCTGAATTTGCAAATCCGCAGCATCGCGCATGGCAGGACGATATTTGAAGGTGCGACCATCTCGCCGCCCGGTAGCAAATGGAACAAGCGGGATGATACCGATGGTGAACAAATCTTGATCGGTTTGCGCAAACATGGTTTTACCGTCAACCGATTTGTCCATCTTTTCGTAAAGCGTCCACTGGACTGTACCTTGCCCGAGTCGCTCGATTACGCGCACCTTATCAGGTGATCCGGGTTCGAAAATTCGCACATAAGTTAGCGTTTCTTGCCCGGTAATCATCTCGACCCGTGCTTCCAACACATTGCGGCCCAACACATGCGACCAAAACGGACGGATGCCGCGTGCCTTTGCATCGGCTTGCGTAATTACAGTCGGGTCACGCTTTGCGAAATCGACAAAGATCCAATCAACGGCACTGTTGATACCATCAAAGAACGTTTGCGCTGCAAACATCGTGAGGTTATTACCTGCACCGTCTACATCTTCCGCAAATTTAAGCATATCGGAGGAGGCGCTATCATCGATTTTAACCTCTTTTTCAAAAGGCTTGTTTGCAAGCGCTTCGATGACATCACGATAGATATTGGTATATTTCGTATAACCAAGCCGCGCTTTATATTCCCCGCTGCTTTCCCCGTCGAAAGACGGAAGATACTTTTTCCCCGCCGCTTTCAACGCGGCATGTCCCTCCACGATCGCGTCAGTCTGATCCCAATAGTCGAGCATGGCGGCGCTATCGGGGGCGCGTCTGAGCAAGGTATCCGCATCAACTCCGGTGACGCCATCCGCAAGCCGCTGTCGAGCAATATCGACCGCTTCCACGGTGGTTGCCATGCTCGGCGCACTGGCGAACGCTCGCACGCTAGCGGAGGATAGAAGGGCGGCGCGGGTGCGGGTCATATCAGCCATGAATGGTCCCTATCACAACCCGTCCAGTGTCGGGAACGGGGAAGAATGCTTGAACAACCGAATCTGCCATATTGGGACTATCCACCCCGTCCGGACGTTTGTCGATCAAGGTTTGCAGCGACTTGGATTGTGCAGTTGTTGGCTGAGACAATTCCTGCATGAGAGTTGCCAACTCCGCAATCGTACCGTCAAGCGATATCAATTCATCAGCACGATACTGCGCGCCTTCAGTTATCGCCTTGAACGTTTTATAAAATCTTGTGCGCAGCGACCACCAAGCTTGCGCTTTGAAATTATAAAAGAAATCACCGTTGAGCGGTGACTCATCGTCATTAGAAATGATGTGGTCATAAGGATCGACAACCGCACCACCTGCATTCCAAAACACCAATTTGTATTTTGACGGATCAATAATTTTGTCTTCCACCAAACGATTGTATTCAGTTTTTACACCCGAACCGACGCCGATAAGGTCTGCTTGTATTTCCATGGCAGATTGCTTGAAGGTGTCGCGTATGGTGCCGATAGCACGCCGCATGGTGATGCCGGGATCGCGGACGGACCATTGTTCGACATGGCGCAGGATGACCCATTGACGAAGCGCTAGGGCGTTACGATCGCGACCACCGTCCGCCACGTCAAGCCCGGCCATCCACACATTCGGCGGCGGCACACGCAAACAATCTAGCTTCAAATGTGCATCAACGGCCGCTTCGATCCACTCATAAGAAATGACGTTGTTTTCCAAAGCCGCCGTATAATTGCGGTCTACCTCTTGCGCAAAAACATGCACCATACCTTCGCGGTCGGCTTTAGCTTTGCGCTGATCGTACCATACTTGCGTTTTCTCCGGATGGTCGCGCCAATCTATGATAAAGACGCGAGTAAATCCGGGTTCAAGACTGGCGTTTGCAGTCCATACTTGCCCGGCGAGCCGCTTACGATGAAATACGTTACCCGGTCCGTTGACGGAAGATATGTCGATTTGGACGTGCGTATTGTCGCCAAGTGCCGCTTCGATCTTTTCCGGTCTTTCATAGTGCGCGCTTTCATCCTTAAAATACATGGACGTTCGTCCACCGCGACCGATATTGTCGCCTGTCTCGCCCGTGATCGTTGCTCCGGTCGCGGGATTGATACATTTCATAAACGTGAGATGATCGCGCGGCTTTAATCCTTCCGGCAACCATATGTCGGGTAGACGGCGTATCAATAGGCGCAACTTTTCGAAGATGCTCGACACATCGCCTATTTTATCAACCAATTCCTGCTTGCGTGATCCCCAACCAATCGCATCAGCCGGAATGAACAGCCATGACCATACGCTATAAGCGCACGATTGCCACGTTGCGCCCATATCACGCGCTTTTTCTACTAACCCGTTTTCACCGGTCAAACGCATGGCGTGCAAAAAATTGATAAAGTCGTCTTGCCGTTCAAAGAATACAAACGGCATCCACTTTGGACCGCGTAACTCCGGACGTACATTTGTAGGGCTTTTTCGTGGATCGTACGTATCCATCCAGTGCATGATAAATTCGCCAGGGCAGTGAGCATAATACTGCTTGGCTTTTGCGAGCATGTCGGGATCGGCTTTTAAGCGCGCATAGGTCGTCATCCGCCACGCCAAGACACCGCGATAATCCGGCGGCCATTTGACATGCGGCAACGCAACGGGTTTCCACGGCTCCACTGTTGCGGCTCGCGCGGGTGCGAACAAATCTGGATTTGACGCTAAAATACTAACCATTAATCATCTTCGCATAATCATTCTGCATTGCATCAACCGTTGCATCTGCGGCGGGCAATGCAAGGCGATCGGGAACGGGCATATCATTGCGCCAAATCGGGTTATCTTCCTGATACATCCCCATAAAGCGCATAAGCTTATCCAAACCTTCCATTTTGGAATATAGCTTGATCTTCGTTTTACGCCCGCCCCTGACGCCTTCCTCTATCTCGATCGACTGAATAGCGGAAAGCTGTTCGGGCGTGCATCGGGATAGATCCAGCCAAAAGCCGCCGTCTTGCCCCGCCTCGCCGTAATCACCCATGTTGCTAAACGCGAGCGCCATCAATTCCTTTAGAACACGCTGCGGCGCTAATTCACGTTCCGCCGCAATAGACGTGATGCGCTCGCTAATTGCGGCACGCACTAGCACGCTGTCGAGATGACCACGCGACGCCTGTACGACATCATCCGGAATGGCACGATTGAGCGCCAGGGAAATGCGTTCACCCCGGCGGTTCGCTTCATTCTCCACGGTCGAAACATAGCCGTCCACGAACGCTTTTTGCGCCTGCGATAGCGAGCGATACGCGGAGGTAAATGCAACGGTCATTCGTTGGATATACGTCGGACCGGTGCCGCCGTCTAGCTGGCGTTGTCAATGCAAAATTATCCGCAATTAATGCTTGACGTATGGTTTGCGTGCGTTTACATCAATCACATCGCAACGCACTTTTGGAGTAACGCACATGGCGCGCAAAACTTGGGGTGAACGCTATCGGGAGGCTTTTATCGTTAACGCAAACAAACGTCTTTTTACCGACGTTGAGTTTCGTAAAGATGGAGATAAATTAGTCGTTTATTGCAACGACGGTCGTGGTAAAGGTATTGTACCTATGGATGCAAAAACTGAAATTTTAATATCTCGCTACGTCATTAAGCAGCTTGAAAAGGAATAGATGAAATTTTATTCTACGCACGTATACATCGCACCGCACTAGGGAGTAACGCACATGACGCGCTTGCAGGCTGAGACAGACGCCGCAAATCGTCAACGCGGCTGCAAGCGTGGCGTTGAGCATTTTGCATCACATATCGGCGGACGTTGGTTTGTCGTTCGGGACGACCACGGAACACGGGAGGTTGTTGCATCATGAAAGGTTTCTACATCGTTGCGTATCGCACGTATGGTAGCACTAAGTGGAAATGCCATCCCGATACCTACGATACACCTCACGCAACCGATGCAGTGCGAAAAAATATCGAACGCGATAAGCCGAACACAGAAACGGCACGCATTTGGTGCGATCTCTAACAACCACCACTGAAAGGAAGAATGATGGCTGTTCATACACACGGATACGCAACTCCACTGGCAGACGTACGGGCGGCGCATCCTCGCGCCAGCATCATCCGATACACGCCAAACGGGTGTTACGTTTTCGACAAACTCGCCGACGCGAAGTTTCACGAAACAACGCGCTACACCCCTTCCGTTCGCTAAACCCTGAAAGGACAAA